TCACTTCAAGAATACTATCCATTTGTCGCACGCGCGGACGATTCTTTCACGACCATTCAGAACAGACAGGGTTGTGCTGCGAAACACAACTATACAGAAAACTATAGGATCTTGTAATGTTAGATAAAACTTTCTTGACAGGATGTGATGAAAATACGTCATGGCAACTTCCATGGTTTATTCGCAACTACTTTGATGGAAATGAAACCCATCTTTATGTCTGTGACTTTGGTATGGAACAGGAGATGGTTGACTATGTCAAATCATTGGAGTATAATGTTACCCTGATTGAAACAAAGAGTAATGCAAAAGGATGGTTTAAGAAACCCCTTGCAATGTTACAGGTCGCAGAACTTTCTCGCAAATCATGTTGGGTCGATACTGACTGTGAAATCTTTGCGGACATCTCGGGAATCTTTGATTATACTGCAACAAATAAAATTGCAATGTGCGAAGATCGGCCGTGGACAAAGAGACGAGGTCATCATGGTGTTTGGTATAACTCCGGTGTCGTTGCATTTGAAGGCAAACCAAATATCCTAAAAGCATGGGCAGAAGAGTGTATTAACAATCCAATCCAAGGGGATCAAGAGACACTGTATGCAATGATGGGAGGGGATGAAATAAAGAAAATGTCAGTAATTTCTCCACTGCCTCATATATATAATACACTGCGATTAGATTATTTGGATGGGATTGCTGTNGAAAATCCGATGATTGTTCATCATACNGGTCGAAAGGGTAAAAAGTATATACAGGAAATGATCAAAAATGATTAGTAGAATCATCAGTAGAGTATTATTGGGGGTTACCCTCACAATGGGTGTGGGTGGTTACTTTTTTTATAAAGACACTCAGGGGACAATTCAAAATCTACAAGCAGAGATTCAGTCCAAACAAAACATTATTAATGGGTTTGAACTTCGTCAGGAAGAACAAATCGCGACCATCGAATCTTTGCAGAATAATTTAGAAACCACAACCCAAAGTCTCAATGATTTGGTTGAACGTAATAATGAAATCGAATCAGAGATGAATCGATACTTGGATATTTTTGCGAGACATGATCTTTCTCGACTTGCTGCGGCTAAACCGGGTTTGATCGAAACTCGTATAAACAAAGGAACCAAAGATGTTTTTGACACCATTGAAAACGACACTACTGATATCGACACTATTGTTGATTAGTGGGTGTGCTAGTTTCGGTTCCAAAGAACCGACACCTGTCGAGATTAGAACTGTCGAGGTTCCGACTCCCATTACACATCCCAGTCTTCCGAGACCGATTGATCTAAAAGACCCCCAGTGGTATGTGGTGTCCGATTCTAATATCGACACTTTCTTGGAAGAAATCAAGAAAAGAAATAATGGTCAGGTGGTATTTGTTGCGATGACCGTAAAAGACTATGAGTTGATGGCATATAACATTCAAGAAATACGGAGATATATAAATCAGACTAAAGAGGTCATTTTATATTATCGAACACTTGACGGAGAAAAAGAAGAATGAGAGTGAATGTTCTAGGTAATGGCGATCATGCATACATGTTCAAACGAGGGACTCCCGGCAAACTTTTGATTTGTAATATGCCACCCTTTGAGATACCGAACAATGAAGTCCATGCAACCTGCATGGTCGATTTCAAAATGATGAAAGCACTCGCAGAAGGTCAGGTTCGTCTTGACATGTATGATTGGGTGTTGGGCACAAGACCTCGAAAGTGGATGGAGATGCAGCCCTCATTCTATCTCAAGTACTCTCAAAGAATCAAAGCGTTCCATCAACACGTACCAGAGTATGCAAAACTTCCTGGCCAGAATCCCGGACAAGCAGCAACCAACTATTCGTGCGGACACATGGCAGTCGATTATGCATGTCGCGCACTCAAAGCAAAAGAATGTCACATCTACGCGTTTGATTCTATTTTTGACATGACACTCAGAAGTAGTACAGATTTGATCTTACCAAGTGACCGAAGTCACGGTAATACATATCGGTTATCCAATAACTGGAGACCGATCTTCACCAAAATGTTCGAAGAGTTTTCGGACACACAATTTTATCTACACCACAGTCACAGAAACATAAAGATCGAAATTCCATCGAATGTATCGATCATTACCGAGGAAGGAAAATGAAAAAAATCTGGAGATATATTAAATGGTATGTAGAAGAAACCATCTTTGATATGCGTATTCTTTATAGTGCATACCCAAACATTCTGGTTCTTACCATTCTTTTGTTGTTGATTGCCTTTATCTTATAAATACTAGTATATTTCACATCTAGGAAAAATTGATGAAAGGTTTTTCACAATACATAAAAGAACAAGAAGAATTGTTAGAAAAACTGATTGTTCTTGGTGGTCAAAGATACCCAAACTTTGGTAATATTGTTTTACTTGCTGGGGGTGCTGGGTCTGGTAAGGGGTTTGTCAGGAAAAAACTTCTGGGTCTTGAAGGTCGTGTTCTTGATGTAGACGATCTGAAAACACTTGCAAGTAAAACACCAGCAATCCAAAGAAAGGTAAAGTCCGAGTTTGGGGTGGACCTCGAAGACCTTGCGTCTAATCTAAAAGATTCTAAAAACGTTTCTAAACTTCATCAGATTATTGGCAAAGAACTCAATCTTCCTAGTAAAAGAGAACAACAATTATTCGCGTCAATTTTGGCTGCGGACGAAAACAGAAAACCCAATATCATTTTTGACATGACTCTTAAGGAGTTGGATAAACTCTACACCTACAGTGCAGAAGCATCAAGACTAGGTTATGATAAAAAGAATATCCATATTGTTTGGGTTATCAATGATGTGGAAATTGCGAAAAAACAAAATGTCGAACGAGATAGAGTGGTCCCGGTAGAAATTTTGGTGAATACCCATCGAGGCGCTGCGAACACTATGGGCGACATTGTCAATATGGGTAAAAATCTTCAGAGAACCATGGATGGCGACATTGTCTTTGCATTTAACAAAGTCGATGTAGATTCAGATGTAATGAAATCTGGAAGAGGTGGTTCTTATGTCAAAGACGCAAACTATTTCTATGCGAAAAGACAAGGTAGACAGCCACTCAAAGTGGAACAACTCGAAAGGAGCATTGTTCAAAAAATCAAAGACTATGTGCCTGATGAGGTCTGGAAAACCTAGTAAACGGTTACCGAGTCGATCACCTTCTCATACAAGTCCTGTTTCCATTCCGATTCTTCTCGGTCATGTTCTGATCGCAGGGTGAATGCGCGAGACACATCTCTTTCGATGTCCTGACGGTGTTCTTGGTCAATAAATCTATCTTGGGTCTCGCCACCATCATAGATGTCTACAAGTTCAAAGTGTGGTTTACACCATCTTTCCCATACCTTCTGTAAGGTAACACCCGAGAATCTTGAGGTGTGAGGTACNCCCGCAAAGATNACTGTATCAAACTTTTCGTCCGGTTGATTCTCNACATCTTTGATAAGAACCTTNTCACCATGAACATATTGTTTGTTGAACTGCATCGAGGGTAACTCAAACTGGTTGTATAAGTGCCAGATTGTTCCGAGATTCTTGGGTGAACTCGGTTTTAACAATGTCATCTCAAAACTAAATCCATAAACTCTATGGACGATCGGAATCAACTGGGACAGAATATTGAGATTATCTCTGTTCCAGTTTCGGTTTTTGCCTTGGTCATGATGACCAACGAAAAGAACATTCTCGGGTTCTCGGTTAGCAATAACATTCAAAAGTATTGGTGACACCACCAACATCTTTTCAATCCCAAGATCAAAACGAATTCTGTCATCCACATGGGTTGAGTATTCTTCCATTACATGATATAGTTTATCATGAAGGTCTTTCTTTTTTCGGGGACTTACAGTGTTATGTGTATCCCACTGATCCACGACATACTCAACATTCGGATTGTATTTCATGACTTATCCTTGGTAGATGTTTTGAATATGACTCTCAAACTGTTCGATTTTTTCTAACCGGTTCGGCCAAAGAATATACTCTTTCTCGGGTTTCTGTTTGAGATTGTTCAACAAAGGTTGGATTGCATTGTACAAATTATCTAACCTCTCTTGGGTTTCTTCGACCGAACTTGAAACCGTCTGAACTTTCTCGGCTGCTTGTTGGACTGCTTCTAGTTCTGCTTCATCAACTAGTGTAAACCCGAAGTCGAAGATTTCGTCTGACATGTGAATAATCCTATTGTTATTTCTTATAGTATTTATAACATCCAGTTACTACAATTATAAGTTTTTGATTTTACTACTATTTTTCAAAAAGTTATAAGTCATTGATTTTCAACGAGATTTAGATTTGACATATGAGATTCGATGGTGTTATAATTGATCTGTACAAAAGTTGGAGAGATAAATGATACACGGTTCTATGAGACACTATCCCAGCGGGAAAAAGAAGAAAACCAATTATTGGACCAAACCTAAACCCCGCCAGAGAGAGTTTAAGAAGCACATCCCAGAAACCCCCGGATTCTGGAGAGAAACCCCTCAGATCCCGTCTAAGGGAGTCTCAGGTGCATCTTCGAATGCATCCCCCACTCCGGAATACAAGAAAGAGGTCAGTGGGAAATATACTGTAGCCCCTGCTTATAACAAGGGTGGATATCAGGTCATCCCTCGAAAGGAAGTCAAGGATATCGGTAAGTGATTGATTTTATTGATATTTCCCTGCTCCTTGGTAACTCTTTGATTTTATTAGGTTTTCTACATTTTGGTTGACTCTACCCAAAAAAAGATAAAGAAAATTTATAAGTGTTTGATTTTACTGGGTTTCGAAATTTGACATTTGATGGCCCACCCCCTATAATGGTTATTGTGAGATTGAGAGATAGGAGAAAGAAATGGCTTATATGAACCAAGAACGAAAGAAAGAACGGATGCCTGCGATCAAAGCAGTCTTGAAAAAGTATGGAGTCAAGGGTAGTGTGTCTGTTCTACACCACAGTGCATTGCGAGTCACTTTGCGCGAAGGTGAGGTTGACTTCGGTAATAACGATTACCATCAGGTCAACGAGTACTGGATTGACAAGTACTATGAAGGTGATGCAAAGAACTTTCTGTTGGAGTTGAAAGACGCGATGTTAGGTGTCGACTACTACAACAACAGCGACATCATGACTGACTACTTTGATGTGAGTCACTACATTTACATTGAGATTGGACGGTGGGACAAACCCTATGTCCTGAAACAAAAAGTTGCGGAGGTTGCGTAATGAAAGAGATTATTCGTGAATGGTATTCAGACCCAAGTCATGCTTGGTTGAAGGTTAAGTATTCTGAGTTGGAAGAACTTGGTATCCAGTGTGAGATTAGTTCATTCAGTTACCGTAATGGTGACGATGTCTATCTTGAAGAAGACTGTGATGCGATGAAGTATCTCAACGCAGTGAATAAGAATGGTGGTGTGTTATTGTTCCGCACTGGTCATGATGCACTGCGGGAGAGTCCTGTTCGGAACTTCAAACCCTACTTCTTCGTTGTGGAAATCCCGAAGGGTAAGTTGATTGATGGTGATAGTTTAGATAAGGAGGTTGGATAATGGATTCAATGACAACAAAACAAATTGTAGACTTTTTATTGGATGATAAATCTGAGAATTGGACATATGATGAAGCCCATGTAATCGCACGATATTTAATGAGTAAATCAAGAAATAAAGAGACTGCATAAGGTAGACCGAACATGAAGTACATGCCTATCATCGAAGGGCGTATACGTCATCGTGANATCGTNATGGAGTATTCCCAACGGGTATTGAAAGAGTTGGGACTAGGTCGACTTCGAACTCGACCTATCACGATCAACTTTGTGACTGATGCGGAAGGCGCACATGGTTATTGTCTTGGTGACCGAGATGGGGTGGAGATCTTTATCTCTCGTAAAGATCCGGTCACTGGTGGCAATGCATCTTTCATGACCATGATGCAAACCCTCACCCATGAACTGGTTCATGCGAAACAGTATCTACGCGGAGAACTCAAGAGTGAAGGCAATTGGGTTTGGAAAGGTCGAAATGCGGAGGGGTATCGATATGATAATCAACCGTGGGAAAGGGAAGCACACCGACTAGAGAAAGAAATTTTCTGGAAGTGTTTTCCGATAGATTTAGAATTTAGGAATTAGGATGAATATTTTTATACTGGACAATGACCCGATTGTTGCGGCACAACAACAATGCAATAAACATGTGGTTAAGATGTTACTTGAGTCTGCACAGATGTTGTGTACTGCTCATCGATTACTTGATGGTGATGACATTATCAGTCAGGAACTCTATCAACCAGTCCACCCCAAACATCCATGTACTCTTTGGACCATGGAAACCTCCGCAAATTATGAGTGGCATCACAAACACTGGATTGCCCTTTGTGATGAATATACATACCGATATGGGAAGACTCATCTGTCAGATAAAAAGTTCCGGGGATTATTGTCCACTCCACCAAAGAACATTCCGACCGGACCCCTGACTAAGTTTCGACTTGCGATGGGTTCGAATCCTGAGTGTATGACCGATGATCCGGTAGAATCTTATCGTAAGTTCTATATGACAAAACAAAAACGGTTCAAGATGATTTGGTCCAAACGGGATATACCAGATTGGTTTGAGGTTGACAAAACTTGTATGAGTGAGGTAATATAATGAACGACTTGAAATTTACAACAGCAGGAGATTACATGATGTTATATAATCGTGATCAGATGGCCAATACATTAAGAGAAAATATTGTCAATCTGTCTTTCGAGAAGGTAAAAGACGGTGCTATCCGTAAGATGAAAGCCACTCTAAACTCAGATTTAATTCCTGAAGACAAGATGCCTAAGGGAGAAAAAATCGATCAGAGTGTAGGTGGTGATACTACTCTTCGGGTATTTGACTTGGATCTAAATGAGTGGCGTTCTTTTCGTATAGATAAAGTGATTTCATTTGATAGTGCATAACGGTTAGACCTATGACTAAAGGAAAGAAAGCAGCCGAAACTCGGAAAAAGAAGGAACAGGCTGCACTCGAAGAAATGGGGTATGAACGTAAGAAGATAAAACCCAAACGTTCTCGCAAACCCATGACTGATGAACAGAAAAAAGCAGCGGCCGAACGTCTCGCCAAAGCAAGAGAAGCGAGAGGTCACACCGGCGCAAAATCTGTTCATGAGTCTATTCGAGATTTGCCTGAAGATCATCCGATTCATTGGTCCAAAGTAAAACAGTGGATCAAAGACAATGAGATGTCTCTTAAACAGATGAAGTCATTCAAAGACTCATCGGTCGCAAGCGAGAGGTCTGCATATCAAGATTTAGAAACCTATATCAAGAACATGAAGACCTATCTGTCCACCGGACACTGGGCAGACTTTCGATTTGGAGAAAACCGAGAAAACCGTGTCCGAGAATCATGTGTCGCAATGGCATACTGGCCAGACGGAGAACCTAAGAGAACAATCGGTGTTTTCTATCCCGACATAATGAAGGTCTGGGACGAAGAACTAGAAGAGATATGGTATGGAAACAAAAACAAAAGGTCATCAAGAATCCCAACCACAAGAGAACTTTATGACGAAGAAGAAGTTCTCGAACATGGTGGAAGAGACAGTGATGAGAACACAGATGAGTTATATCGACTCAATCGTACATCTCTGTGAAGAAAACAATTTGGAAATGGAAGACATCAAGAAATATTTGAGTGACTCCATTAAAAAGAATCTGGAAGCAGAGGCAATGAACCTCAACTTCCTACCGAAGTTAAACACATTGGATGTTTGACGTGCTTGACAAGTCAAGTAAAATAGTATATGATTATGAATAAAGTGGATAAAACAAATACGCAATATACAAAATATACGGAGTAATATATGAGTTTTGAAAGTCTAAAATCTAAGTCAATGGACGTGTCCAAGTTGGTTTCAGCTGCGAATGAAATGAACGGACCATCCGGCGAGAAAAAGTCTTATGGTGATGACCGATTCTGGAAACCCTCGGTAGATGAGAGTGGTAACGGTTATGCGGTCATTCGTTTCCTTCCCGCAGGTGAAGGCGAAGAATTACCTTGGGTTCGGTATTGGGACCATTTCTTTAAGGGTCCGACCGGACAGTGGTATATTGAAAAGTCTTTGACCACTCTTGGTCAGAACGATCCGGTGAGTGAACACAACTCTCGTTTGTGGAATTCCGGGGTTGAAGATGACAAAGAGATCGCACGGAAACAGAAACGCCGTTTACATTATGTGTCAAACATTCTGGTAGTCAGTGACCCATCAAATCCTTCGAATGAAGGCAAAGTTTTCTTATACGATTATGGTAAGAAAATCTTTGACAAGATCATGGATGTGATGCAACCACAGTTTCCGGGTGAAGAACCAATTAACCCATTTGACTTCTGGAAGGGTGCAGACTTTCAGTTGAAGATTCGGAATGTTGCGGGTTATCGTAACTATGACAAGTCTGAGTTCAAGAGTCCGTCATTACTGTCCGAGTCCGAAGAACAATTGAAAGCAATCTACAATCAAATGCATGATCTCAATGAGTTCACTGATCCTTCGTCTTTCAAATCTTATGATGAACTGAAAGGACGGCTACAGGTTGTTTTGGGTGAGTCTGTTGGTGCGGGTTCTACCGCAAAGAATGAGAGTGTATCTCAGAGTGCGGAGTCAAATGTCGGACGCAGTGCGCCTGAACCTGAGATTGTCTCAGAACCTTCTCCGAGTGTTGGTGCGGAAGAAGATGAAGAAGATACTCTGTCTTACTTCGCAAAAATGGCACAAGAAGACTAAATAGTAGAGTAGGGGGAGATTCTCCCCCTCATACTAGAAGGAGAAAGTTATGGAAGTACTAGGATATTTGATTTTTGCTGGTGTTGTTGCTGCGATTGGTTTCCATGTGTACAGCAATCGGAAAAACCGCAAATCATCAGGTGGCGGTTCAGCTGGCGGTGGTAGAACAAATCCATCATCAAACCGCAGAATCAATAAACACTAAGATACCCCCTCACAAACCGACTCATCAGGTTCAGTCTGTGTTACCCAAATACTGTAAAGGAACTGATTTGCTACTTGACTGATGGGTCGGTTATTTTATTACCAACCCCATGTCCTATCCAGATTGTCTACCGCAGGCATATTAGAATTGATTAGTGCAGTCTGATTGTTATTCACATTATTATTGACTGTTCGTTGTGATGCATCAACAGCGTTTGTAACCACACCAACTTCTGCGGTTTTCTTCTGTTGTTCCATTTCCTTTCTTTGAGAGTCGAATATCATTTTCTGGACTTCTCTCTTGGTCAATGGTGGTTTATCAATGACCTTAGTCTCTTCGGTCTCTTCTGTAATCAGAGGTATTCTCACCTCACCCAATAAAGAACCCGCTACCTGTTGCATTTTAGCAATCGATTCTCGAATTTGATCGAGATTAAGGTTGGGGTCAAGTAAACCATCACCGAAGTCAATCTCATCACCAAGTCCAAGGAAACCTAAACTATTGAACTCTCTTTCCCCGCCCTCGGACAGACCTAACATAAGGTTTCTCATGTCTTCGGTCTTCTTAGCAAGTTCCCTCAACGCTAAGTCCGCTTCACCAACTTCAGCACTGAAATCTATAGTGGACATGTGACCGACTGCTTCTTTCATTTCCAATATAGCCTCGGTTAACTTCTTGAAGTTGTCGAGGTCTAGGGATTCACCGATTGAACTTAGGCGTGAAACTCCTTCAGCAAAGGGTATCAAGTTATCATCAATGGATTGCAAACCAGTAGTACCAAAGAGGTCATCAGTACCATCGAGTAAAACCTGAAAACCTTCCCCCAATAAACCAGATATCTCTTTGAACTCTTGTGCTTGACCTGCACTCAAGATTGTTGTGAAGTTTCTTATGGCTTCTGAGACGGGTACAACATTGTCATCGACCACCTGTATTCCAGATGCACCTAACAAATCGTCAGTACCGTCTAACAATGCTTGGAAACCACCACCCAATATAATCGAAGTCTCTCTGAAAATTCTAGCCATCTCTGGATTGACTATACTGTTGAAGTCTTTAACACCCTTAGCGATATCTTCTAGGTTATCATCAACCATCTCAATACCTGTTGCGCCTATTAGGTCATCAACACCATCTAACAATGATTGTAAACCCACACCGATTGCTTCGGCTTGGACTCTAAAATTACCACCATCAACTAACCCGATTGATTTCGCACCCTCCGCAATCGCTGGTAAGTTGTCATCAATCATTTGAAGAACGGTAGCTTCACCTATATCGAGACTACTCAGTGGAGATAGTAAACTATCGATGCCTTCACCAATCATCTTCATTTTATCAACAAAGTCATCACCTAGTGATACACTGTTAATCCTTTCAACTCCAGATGCAACTGACATCAGATTATCATCAATCATCTGGAAGACTGTAGCTTCACCTATGTCACCTGCTGATAGAGGTTCTATGAGTTTGTTCAGTCCTTCACCGATGTTTTCCATTTGTTCGGGGTCGACTGATACTTGACCTAATCTTTCAAGACCATCGGCCAGACCTCCGAAATCTGTGCTAGTAAATAATTTGAACCCACCAGAAGATAACAAACCTGTTGACTCAGACAGACTACTTATTGCGGTGGATACATTGTCTAGTGCATCAGGAGAAAACTCAGTTTCGTTTAATGCTTTTAGACCTTCGGCCAAGTCATTGAATGCTGTACCAGTTAGGATTCGTAAACCGATTGCACCACCAATACTTGTACCACTTGCAAGTGCGTTGATGGCTTTACCCAAGTTCTGAAACTTCTCAACATCAATGTCTATTTCGTTCAACGCATCAACACCTTCGGCCAACTTATCGAACGACTTCATTATGTCTTCAACTTGGTCGAGTACTAACGCAACACCACCACCTATACCAAGACCAGCTGCTCCGATACCAGCACCCGCTATGCCAATACCCGCACCAGCACCTTTTAATGCACTCGCAAGTCCACCTAAAACTCCACCACTTTCATTTTCACTTTTACTAGATATTAGATTACCTTGTTTTGTATTTTCTCCTATAGACTCTAAAGATTCTAACATCCTTGAGAAAAGTTTATTTTGTTCCCTTTGGTTCTCTAGATCGTCGCCTATAGTCTCATTGTCTGATAACTGTCCTGTGACTGATTTTGTGTTGACATCTACCGCAGACTTAACGTCACCCATTTTGTCAAAGATATCCTCGAATCTTTTTTGTTCACCCTGTTCTGTGGGTAGGTCTTCCAACAGTTCTTTGACAGTACGGATAGAGTGAGACCCACTATTCCTAGTGAGTTGTCCCTCATCTCTCATCCTTTGGATTACATCGTCCAGTGTCTTTTCGGCCATTATTCTATCTCTTGTGAATCATTTTTAGTCGTTCATTTTCTTCCTTAACATAATCAATCAACATTCCAACATATATTTCCCTCTCCCACGGCATCATCATATCCAAATCAGACAGACTATAATGATGATGTTGCATCAACGAAAAGTTGGTCTTATAGTGGTTGACCAAATTGTCGTGCGAGAGGTTAATTATAAAAAATCTCTTAGTCCTGACAACACCACTTCGTTTTCAGTCTTACACTCAATACAGTTAAACTTAGCAACATGTTTAATCTGAGGTACACCTTTCAAGAAGTCAAGTAACTTTTGAAACTGGTCTGTGGTCAACTGTTCCACAAACTCTCTCAGTTCTTCTTCTGAGAAGTCGTCCGCTTCGTATCTCTCATCTTCTGTTGAGATTGATTCAATACTAGCAATCACGGTGTCGAATCCATCTTCGACTCCAGTCTTTTCTCCAATCTCATTCATCACTCTAGAGAATTGAGGGAATCTCATTTCAACAAATACACTATCGGTCAGTTGAATCTTCGATGTGTTCTTTTGTGGGACATCTACTTCGATTGTTGATATGTCTAAGTTGTACTCGTTCTTAGTTTCGCACTTCTCACAACCCAACAAAATCGTTGCAGTTTCACCCACAGATTTTGAACGAATCTGAGTGAACAGATACTCGATATCAAATGTAGCTAACTTCTTCACATCAATCTCATCGATAATACACGCTTGGAGGGTATCTCCAATCGCCTGAATCGCTTGTTTTACATCTCCCGATTCGAATGCCATCATCAGAACCTTTTCTTCTTTCACCAAATAAGGTCGAAAAGAAATTTCTTTCCCGGTTGATGGGACTGTCACTTTATATTTTGGATCACTGTTTAACTTAGGTAATGCCATTTTCTACTCCAATTT